CAGGGCTGGGTCTGCTCCTGTTGTCTGTGCCAGGCTGTTTAGCTCTCCAGCCAGCCCTCCAGACGGGTCCGGCTGCACTTCGTGCGCTTGTGTCTTTGGTTCTTCAAGGCTTTGGCTTTGGGCTGGTACCAGCGCTAGGTCTGACATGTCCTTATCTCCATCATCGAGTAGTAGTTCTTCTTGTTGCTCTGGCTGAGGCTCACTCCAGGTAGGGAGTTTACTAGCTGCCTTCTCTTTCGGCTGTACTTCCGCTGCCTCTACCGGCTGGGCAATAGGTTCTTCTTGTTGCTCTGGCGCTTCTTTAGCTTTCCTAAAGGCCAGAAGCTCTTCCTCGAGCTCGGAGATTTCGTCCGGGTCGTAGGGAATTCTTATTACTGTTCCTTCTTCTACTTTGCAGTCCGTAGGCCAATTCTCTACCCAGCCCTCCCGGTCTTCTTGCCGAAGGCTCTCTTGAACAAGGATAGAAACTGCATCCTTAGTTAGGTTGCACGGCTCCATGTGCGGGCTCCGCTAAAAGATTTTATGTCCTAGAAGACTATATGCCGAAAGAGGGAGGCATACGTTCATGTCTAAGAAGATGTCCAGTAGGGACAGAGCTTCGTTGTGGCGAGGGGCGGGGCGGGGGAATTGAACCCCCTTAGCCACTCCCAATCTTATGCGTTGAATAGCCCGTCATTGGGTCGGCCCCCTCAGGACCCGCATTAGATGGGCCGCCACCCCTCACGTTTCTAGCCCTTCGGAGTCTTTGACTCGTCGGGCCGCCGGCCCTTCGGCAGCAGTTCAGCGGGGACGCGAATCCCCTTCTCCGCCAACATGACGGCGTTTTCCTCGTTGGGTGGGTTCCCGGCGGCGATGCACCGGTCCATTACACCCTGAAGCACAGACACGAGGGTGTCGCTCAACTTGGTGGGTTCACTCATCTTCAGTCCTCCAGCTTGTTATGACTCTGTTCTTGCGAACGCCACGGTTGTAGCGCTTGTTGATACTCTCCAGGATCTTGCGATCCCTTCGATCTTCTTTCCACTTCAGCATCTTCTTCCACAGCATCTTCAGCATCTTCAGCTCCTCAGTTGGCGGGGGTGTACAGGTATCCAGGATCTGGGCCGCTGTACCAGGCGATCGCGACAGCGAATCCCTTGGCATACATGCCCCAGATCTGCTTCATGTCCTCCAGGGTTTCGCAGACGATGAGCCGCTCGCCCAACCCCTGGTTGTATCCGCAGATGACCGAGTGGCCTTCTGGGATCTCCGGAGTCTTATCTGGCGCCCGGTCCGGATTGCACTGAACGAGGGACAGCCGGACAATCCCGAACACGTCTTCCTTCTTTCCAAGCTCTTTCAACATTTTGTCCTCCTTTCTAAGGATTCCTTGTCAAAAACCTTATGCCCCGAAAGAGTCCTATTTGTCGGGGTCTCCGAAGTAGCCCGTAAGCTGCCCCCTGGCCACGATTGGGGCGAGGCCGGAGTCGTCGGTGGCGCCGAGGGCCCCGTCGCCCTTGAGCTCCACGTAGATGTGTCGCTCTCTGCCGTCTGAGGTTTCCATGTAGCAAAGGATGATCTCCTGAGCTCCGAGTTCCTCGAGCGGCATCCCAGCCTGGTGAGCCGCAAGAACCGTTGCGTCCTTGTGGGAGTCTCCAGTCGGAAGTGCTGCAAAGGCCTCGTCCACCAGTCCAGCAGCGATCCCGCCAGAATCTCTGGCTACAGCACGAAGCACCTTCGCCCACTTGTCTTTGTCGAACTGAATAATCGGCACGAAGACGAGGTCGCCCTCGGCAGAAATGACGAACCCAATAGTCATTACCTGCTGGCCCTCCGTGCGGAACCCACGTGCTGTGTCTACCAGCATGTCCTGCACCTCGAGGACGATCTTCTCTTGTTCTTCGGTAATCATGTATTCATCCCTTCAGACCTCGGTCGGGTCAGGTAGTAAAAACCATCTTGGTTGTAAACCCACAGCTCGAACCGCTTCGAATTGTAGTCAGACCAGCTGGAGAGCCATCCGTGGTCTCCGAACAGCTCGCTATGCCTTGCTGAAGAAAACTGAGTCGAGACATCTTTGAGGATGTTTCGCATCGTCACGCTTGGCGTGATTCGCACGGCGCCCTTGTTCTCGATTCGCAACGGAGTGACGGCTACGTCTTCTACTGCGGCGCTGTCGATCTGGTCCGAGCTGAGGAACGGTCGGTAGGGGCTGGACTGGACGAGGCACATCGCTGCGCTTTGTAAGACCTTGGACACGAACTCATGGTCGTAGTCGTCGATTACGTACTCTCGGTAGAACTCCTTCGTAGACTGGTATGACTTACCCAGCGCCTCTGCGAATTCTCCGCGCCCCTTGTACTGGCTCTCAAAATCTTCGTTCATGGCAATCTCCTTTTCGTTATCTTTCTTATGCCGGGAAATCTCCTTTTCGTTAGATGGCTAAAGAAACGCAGCACCACCAGGTGGCGTGCGAATCTTTGGATCAGCGTGGCCGTCTCACGACGACTCAACGAATCCCATATGCCGGAAGACCGCCACCTTGCGGACGCCGCCATCGCCGTCGTCTACCTCAGTGCTTTCACGTTTGGAGAAGGCATATATAGCTTTGATGCCAACATCCTTGAGCGCACTCTCAAGCGCAGACATCAAGTACGGGGCGCCGCCGATCATCGCTGTCTCCGCCCCTATGTCCAGAACTACGGCAAGGAGAGCAATTGACTTTGCGGCCTCTTCGATAGCCCCTCTATCGGGAATAGTGTCGAAAGTTAGCTGGTTCTGTATTTCCTTCTTGGCAGCGTCTCCAGGCTCCATCACCCCGGCCTCTGCTTGCTCAGCTGTCGCTTTGTGTTGTGTGAGATTAAGAATCCTCATCAATTCCTCCTTGTTTGTTGTCTGTTAAATCCAGCTCGTAGGCCCACTCGTCGTCGAAGGTCGTGGGCTTGTAGTCATTGGTCTCAGCATCGTGGCTGATCGGCGCGCGGTACACCGAAACCCAGAAACCGACGAAGTTGAATTGGCCCCTGGCCACCTCGTGCCCCTCCGAGTTGTTCCAGAAGACCTCTCGGTCTCCGAAGGCATGTAGCAGTTCCGATCGAGTGCACTCGTTCAGAATCTTCTTTGCATCTTCGAGTGTCATAACGACACCTCCTTTCTAACTTTCTTATGCCGAAAGAAGGAGGCAGACGTTCATAGCTAAAGTAAAGCCTCCCCCTGAGCTCGCGAGAGTCAAGGGGGGCTTCACATCCAGGCCTGCACGCTAGGCGCGTCAGCTTCCTAAGGGGCCTAGGGATCCTCCCCTTCCTCAATGTCAATTTCATACGGGACCGCTCTCTCGGTCACATAAAGTCTGTAGATGGGCCACCGCCTGTTCGGTCCTCCGAACGCAAGCGGCGTCTTCCTGTCGGCCAGAGGAGCTGGCCTTAATGGTAGATCGTCGATGATTTCCCGGTTCAGCAATTGTTCAACATCAGCTACGAGATCTTCCACTTCATGTTCCTCCTTGGTTAATAGTCTGTGATCTTCCGATCATTTATCTTTTACCCTCAAATCTCGAGTAATATCGCGACGTTAGGATCTAACCCCACACAACATCTCTTCCCTCATCCTGAGCAAACTTCACCAGACACTGGAGCTCCATAAGCCTCCTCATCGTCTGCTCATCGGTATTCCCCCCGTAGTGGACACGGCCAGAGTCAACTGGCTCGCAAACGAGATGCTCCCTGTCTCGGTAGACGTTCATGACTCGTATGAGTCGCCCCTGAATGCGAGGCAGCTCCTCGAATGGCCAGCATCCAGAACTGGTTGGATCCTCGCCGAGAAGCATCAAGATGTCGTTTGCGTTGATGATGGAGAAGTTGCACCAGATTTCAGGGAATCCAGCCTTGCCACCTGGGCAATGAAAAGTAGTGCTCATGGCGCCCCTAGGATACGTGCCCGCCACGCCCGACCCCGAGGGTCAGACGGGCTGAACGTGACGAACACGCTCCTTGTTGTTCTACAGGCCTTATTGCGGTCCGGGCTGGGCAAGCGCCTTTTTCAAGGGATCTTCGCTCTTGGGTCGGCCCTCCGAGCCGCTGCCAGCCGGAACCCTTCCGCCTCTCTCGATCATAGAATCGATCATCTTGTTCTTCGGCCAGCAGCATCTTGGCTGACCGAGAAACCGCAGGCTGGGTTGGCCAGGGCGACCAGCCTTGCCGGGATTTGTCTGGTTTGCGAGGTCTCGCATGAGGCCGCTGGTCTTCTTTCCATTGCGCTCAAACCTGGCGACCTTCTTCTTCAACTTGTCGATGTGTCTTTTTTGTCTGTCCATGTACTTCTTCCTAAGGGTTAGTTGTTTCTCTCATAGTCCTTATGCCGTAGCCACCGCAAGGATGTTCATCGGCTGCATTTCTATCGAACCAAGCTCTGATTCGATTCTCTCTATGCAATCAAGCAGGTCTTGAATAATCGCCTTCTGGGTGGCGAGGGGTCCGCCCTCAGTCACCGTCTCGAAGAGCATCTCCAAGCAGTGCCTGTACTCATCAATGTCAGATTCCATCGTCTTCTCCAAAAATAGAAGAGCCCCTCCCGAAAACGAGAGGGGCTCTAGCTGCCTAGCGGCTGAGGGGGATGGGGGTCGCCGCTATTTTTCGCTTACTCACGCTTGGGGGAGGATAAGCAAGCGAAGCAGCGTTCGTTCTATCAGGCAGACCTCCTTGCGGCATGCCTGGCCCTAGCATTCTTGTTAGAGCAATCCCTTGAGCAGTACTTGCTGTTCTTACGCTTCATCTTTGAGCATGTATCCCAGTCACAGTGTACTGAAACAACTACGCTCTGTCGTTCGGGCTCTTCGGCTTGCTGCTCGATTACAACCTTCCTGATGTTCGCTGCCTTTTCTTCGTAGGCCAGTACAGCTGATCTAACGGCGGATTCGCCGTATACGTACAGGCCGCATCTGCATCTCATTACTGGTTGTCCGCCAGACGCGTCATCTCTATCTATCCACGTCGACGAACCACACTTTGAACACTCGATCATTGACGCTCTCCTTTCCTTGAACGTATGACCTCCTCAGCGCTAATCAAGTATATCTAATCATCCTCCCGGGACAATTTTCGTCCCTGCTAGCATTCCTTCAAGATATGCAAGTTCAACCTCTATCGTATAGAAGTTGCAGCCGCACTCGACGCACTCCCGCTTCCTCGCCCTCCACTGCTGAGTCTCTCGACACACAGATGGGGGGCAAGCAAGCAGTAGCATGCTTGGATCGTTCTTAGATCCGGGACGCCTCGAGTCGACTACCTTGCTCTTTCCTCCGCATTCTCCACAGAGCAATAGTCCTCCTGACTAAGCGTCCACGTCTCCCTCGTCCTGTAGATTCTTCGGGACCCAACCCTCCATCGTCTTCGCATCGACGATTCCCTGGCTCACCATGTAGGTGCAAAGCGCAGCGGAAGAGAGCTTCATCGCCATAGCCATATCCAAGCTTTCGCTGAGGAACTGGAGTGCGATGGGCAGAACTGCAGCAAGCAGTCCGATCCAGAATTTTCTCGACTTGAGTTTACCGGGGAGCTTCATGTTGCCTCCTAGACAATCTTTGAATAGTTTTCTTCAAGTTTGGCACTGTAGCGATCTACATTGCCCGAACCGTTATACCTCCTGGCAAGCTCGCGCCAATCCTTGGCGTTCGCAGCACTAACGGCTCTAGGGTTATCACTGAACCACGCGGCCACCATCAAATCACTTGTGGTCTCTGGGTTTTCGTAGAACTTGTCTACTGCTGTCTGGGGGTCCGGATATTCCTTCAAGAGGTATCCACCGAGGACCTGGTACAGACCCCACGAAGTGGACCTTATTGCGACCTCTGCGTCAAGACCAAAGGCATGCTCGAAGGCACCCTTGTTTGTCTCGCTTCTGGTCACACTGAAGTTCTTCGGTCCCGGCGTAAACGGAACCTGGCCTTTAAGATCACGCCGCTTTCTGAGGAATAGGTGAGGTTCAAACCGGATTGCATCCGCTCTTCCGCCAGACTCAGTAGCCTTGAACGCAAGTAGCACGTCAACTGGGATACCGGCCTTCTTGGCAACCATCGCTTCATCGCTAGTCGCCTCTTT